TGCTTGGATTGCCTACTATGTCTACTCAAACCCTCATCTAGTCTTGAACATGGGTGATCTTATCATGCTGTCTGACATTATCTTCAGTACGGATGAAATGGCTATGCTAGGAGGCATCATAGGCTTCTGGTTCGGATCACGTAGCTGGGCTAAGAAATGAAACTAAGTAAGGCTGGAGCTAATTTGATGCACCAGTATGAAGGATGTATGAGTAGGCCCTATCTGTGTCCTGCTCATATCTGGACTATTGGATACGGTCATGTTCTATATCAGGAACAGATCAAATTACCTATGGTAAACAAAGACGGTGAGTCTAAGATGATTCGTAGACAATATCCATTGAAACAGGAGGATAGCCGTGTATGGTCTAAAGAGGAGATCGAGAAACTATTCGCAGATGATGTCAGTAGTTTTGAACGTGGTGTTCTACGACTTGCTCCTACTCTGGCTGGTCATCAAGGGGCTTTCGATGCGTGTGTCTCTTTTGCCTTCAATGCCGGACTGGGCAATTTTCAGCGGTCTACTATTCGGATGAAGATCAATAGAGGTGAATGGAAAGAAGCTGCTGAAGCTTTCATGCAATGGACTAAAGGAGGCGGTAGAGAACTACCCGGTCTAGTTAAACGAAGGAAAGCTGAAGTAGCTCTATTCCTTAGTAGCTTTGAGGATGACGAAGAGGAATAATAAGTATGCAATTGTAAGTTTTAAGTTTACAATTACAAGAAAGCCACTATGTATTGCTACGTAGTGGCTTTTGTGTTTCTAGTCCATAATAAAGGCTAGTGTAATGAATCCTATGTGCAGATAGATAACAGGTACAGGATCGTCTCCCATGTTCTCCTCTTCATCCATGATGTACAGTTGATCAGCTTCTAAGCCAAACACTAGACCAGCTTTAGTTTCAAACTCAAGAGTCATTTAGCTTCTCCTTCAATGACTGTAAACGGTACAGACCGTACTGTGGGAAACTTACTCATGAATTCTTCCCTTGTGATGTCTCTACCGATGTTAATCTCTTTAAAAGGCTTACCCTCTTGTTTGAGAGTAGCCTTCAAAGTTACACAAGCTGGACAGTTATCCTTTGTGTACACTGTAATCATTTAACCTCCAAGTCTAACACTTCAAGTCCAATACTATCAAGCATATTCTCAATCTCCCATGCAGACATCATTGGTACAACTCTTTCAAGCATCTTTGTTAAAGCTACATGAGAGAAGTAGTCAGGGTCATCAAGAGCTTTCATTAAAGCTTCTTGAGCTAATCTATTCTTAGTACTTTCTTGTCCCATATTAGATTTCACAGCCTCCTGCAGTGCAAGCTAATGTCTGAGAACCTTCAACATTGTCGGTACGTTCAATGAACTTATCCCAGTCAATACCTAAAGGCATCTTAGATACCATGTCGTGATACTCAAACTCGTTAATGGACTCATAAGGAGCTTGGCGGTATGTTCCTCCGTCCATTGGCAAGAAGCTCACACCTGTAATCTCATCAAAGTTATTCCACACCCAAGCCCCAACTTCAGGCCATTCAGCTTCATTAACTGAAACTGTAATAGATGGTTTGTGTTCTGTGTAGTGACGCTGAAACAGTAACCACAGACGCAAGTGCTTAATAGCATTCAAGTCCTCACGCAGTACAGCACCTTTCTCAACTCGCATTGGGAAGCTGAATACAGTTGTACTCTCAGGCTTCATAACGCAAGGCTCAGCCGGGAATCCTTGAGACTTCAGGAAGTCAGTGAGAGGGTCTTTGTTATCAGATCGTACACGACGAATAAAGTACTGACTGTGCTGAGGGTGGATGCCACTAGCAGTGCCTGTAAGCTGAGAGACAGTTCCCTCTGGCTTAATGGCAGTAATGGCAGCACTGCGATTAATACCGATAGCGTCAGCAAACTCAGCGTTAGTATCAATAGCCACATTCTTAAGTCCTTCCAAGATAGCAGGTAGTTCAGCATTATCAGGATCATTCAACAAGACATTATCCAAGATACCTGTCATAGACACACCCAACAAACGCTCCTCTTCAGTGTTTGTCTGCCATACCTTACGCAGGTACGGGAAGTGAGTCATCGTCGATTGAAAAGTTCCCAGAATAGTTGCCATACGCACTTTAGACCGTAAAGTATCCACACTATCGCCGCTACGAACAATAACAGAAGATAGATTACAGAACTGATAAGGGCGAAGAATAATCTCACTGCAAGGGTTCGTACCCCACTCTTTACCCAATTCTCTACGTCCATTCTTAGATGCTTGAAGTTCACTTGCATAACGATTAAAGATACCACGTTCACCTGAGTGAGATTCATAGATGCTTGACCATTCACGCATGAAGTGGCCTACAGCAGGTTTGACATCATACACAGCACTGTTGTTAGCCAATGCACGTTGACCATTACCGTCCCACCAGTTACCAGCTTTAGCGTGAGCCATACGATCATCACTCAAGTCTGACAAAGAGATCATAGCGGAGCGACGCACTCCACCGACCACAACAACCTCGCCAACCTTGCAGAGGATATCGTGAGCTTCCAAGCTGGTAAGTTTTCGTCCCGCAGCAAGTTTGAATTTATTAACAACATACTTGAACAACTCGACAAGAGGCTCAGGGCCAGAGGCTCGTCCACCGAAGGTCTTGAGTCGTGTACCTGCAGGCCGTACAGCCGATACGTCCCACTTCGGAATCTCGCCAGCGTATAGTAAGGCAATGACTTGTCGCAACGCTTTAGCCCATCCCTCTTTGGAGTCCTTAACTGTAATTGTAGTACCACTATTAAACAACTCAGTTGGGATCTCAGGTAACTTGTTAACATACTTCTGCTCCACACTAAAGCCTACACCTGTACCACACAGCAAGATGTACATAGCTTCATCAAAGGCTTTAGGATCATCAATGGGCAGATATGAGCAGTTGTAACCTGCAATGTTCTGACGCTCCAAAGCTTCACCAGCTGTCATGATGCTACGCATTGATGGCATCACTTCCAAGTTAGTCACAGCTGTCTGCAACTCAGTACGCAGATTAGCTGGGATGTCATAGTTATGCTTCTCTTTCAAGTGTTTAGTCATGAAGTCAAAGTAACGATTGACTGTTTCAGGCCAGTGCTCTCGACGTCCCTTATCATCCAAGAATCGTGAGTAACGGCTCTTTGCAATATATGTTTGAAATGGTGTCATGTGTTCACTCATATTAATCTAGTTCCTTTATTAAATATTCTTGTTTCTTTTCAATTACATCGTCAAACCTATCGACAAGATCATCACTCTGGATTCCTAGCAGTTCCAAGAGTGTGACCTCATCTAAACGCTTGAGAGCCTCTTTCAGTTCTTCAAATGTTACTGCGTTCACGTTTGTTAATCTCACGTTCAATATACCATTTAGCTTTCTTCAAGTCTTCAATGGCATCCTTCTTAAGATCACAACGCCAGATATATTTGATTGCATTACCTAAGTTAAAGCCCATGTGCTCAGTAATCTGGATGCACTCAATACCTGATGGATGCTCAGTGTAGTGCGGAGGTTTGTTAACCACATCAGTCTCTTCCTGTTTGACATCTACCCACTCTTTGATAGCTTCACTCAGAGGCTGTGAGGCATCTTTAATGTACAGATCTCGTTTAACCCACTTATCCAAGTTAAAACAATCTACACAAGGATGAATACCTCCATACAACTCACTGTAAAAGCAAGTGCTACATGATTTAACATCCATATCGTTTCTCCAAGTATTCAATGCTGAGGAACATCTCGTCAAAGTGTCCATCATTAACTTCATTCATCATCAGTAAGCCACGCCAATGACGGTTACTAAGTTGATCCATATAAGACTCGTCATGTAAATAGTAGCTGCCAACAATGATAGCGCATATAGGTTTACCATCAGCACGCTTTCCGTAAGCAATCTGTTTTCCCTGCTGATGTCCAGCGACACAAGACATATGTAGCTTGTTAATAATGGCACTAGCTGCCCCTGCTGGTCTGCCCATAGCCCCAACAGGCCAGTAATGATTAAAACCCACCCCGTTGATAAATACAGGATGTAGAAAGCCGTGTACTTCCCAATCTTTATCATAGTCTAAGTCCTTAGTTGAAATCAAGCCTTCCAAAGTAGGATTATTATTCACAGCCCTGTCAATTCTATTCTCATGGTTGCCTAGAGTTAGAACCATACGAGGTTTGTAGACCTTGTGTTTGGATTCCTTCTGAGCCTTCTGAGCTTCCCTTAAAGGTGCT